GGCGAGGCGTCGAGCGCGGCAAGCGAGGTTTTACAGCTGCTCGCCTTTTCCGAGGACGGCGGCAAGGAGTCCGGCCTCGAGGAACGGCTCGAGCGTCTGGCCTCTGAGCTCGCGGACGTCGCGAACGTCACTGAGCAGATTCTGACGCTGTTCGCGCTCGAGGTGGAATTCAAGGTGGCACGTCAGCGCGGGGTCGACAAGACGATCGCGAGGATCAGGAAGGAGCTCAGAGATGAAACATGATCTGAGTCTGCGCGGCAAGATTTTTAACGACGCGGTCGAGCTCTTTGATCTCAAGCTGCACGACGTTCTGAACACCCTGCTTCGTCAGGGACTGACTGACGGCAGTGTAACGCTCAAGCTCAACGTCGAGCTCTGGACTGTCGGCGAACAGGACGAGGACGGTGTTTATCACGATACCAACAAAACGCATTTTGATTATAACGTCTCTTCGGCTGTTACGCAGAAAAGCAAGTCTAACGGCGAGGTCGCGGATATGCTCAAGCTGCGTGTCGTGGACGGACAGCTTGAGCTTCGGGATCTGGACGAGAACACGATCTTTGATCTTGTGGAAGGGGAAAAGGATGGCGCGCGCTCCTGCTGAGACGGCGCGCCTTGTCATTCCGCACTACCGGCGCTCTTTTGGCGTGTATCCGGGTGCGGAGATGCGCGGCTTCATCCGAAATGCTGCCGAAAACGGCCTCACGGCCGCAGAGCTTGTCAACTGCATGACGGCGGTGCGGCTTGCGTACGTCTTCGGCGCTTCGGAGACTGCCTGCCGCAAGGCTTTTATGGCCGAGGCGCGCAGAGTATGGAAACGGAAAAGGAACAACAGGAAAGCCAGCCTATAAGGGGCTGGCTTATCCCTGTATATGCAGCGGTGCGGGTGCATGAGCCGGCCGCCGGAGGAAAACATGATCTATCAGAAAGAAGAAGCAAACGGCAATCTTTATCAGATGTCGCTTTATTCCATCGGCTTTGTGCCGGGGGAGAGTCAGCGACAGCGCGGTGAGCGCAAGAAACAGACAAGCGAGGCGAAAAAGAAATGCAATGCTCTCTCGCGGAAATGGAATGTGATGCAGATTATCGCGTGCAATTTCCACGAGATGCGGGATCTGTTCGTGTGCCTTACCTATGCGGAAGCGCCGGAGAACGAGGGCAAGGATCTCGAAAAGTTTAATTCTCAAATGAAGCGCAGACTTGCGAAGCTCGGCGTCGAGCATGCTTATATCGTATTTCCGGCAGAACACGAGCTGCCGGGGTGCAGCGTGCGCGCGCATTTCCATATCATTCTGCGAGGAATGGAGGGCGCGGGTGCACTCTCGACGATGGCGAAGATCATCGGGGAATGCTGGCCGCATGGCACGGTCGATGTCCGGCCGCTCCGGCAGAACACCGAGTTTTTCGAGGACACGGTAAAGTATCTTCTGGATCAGCCGCACAGCAAGGGGCGGCGCGCGTACTCTTGCAGCCGCAACCTCAAAAAGCCGAACGAGCCGCTCCGGCTTCGCCTGCCGGACAGCGAGGCGGGGGAAATTCCGCCCGGCGTCAAGGTTCTCGACAGCGAGGCAAAGGAAAACCAGTACGGCGTATTCCGGTATCTCGTCGGCGTGATCGTCGACCGGGAGGCCTTCGACGCCTACTGGGCACGGCAGAGAAAGCGCGCCGCGCCTGACCCGTGGGAGCGCATACGCCGCCGACGCAAGCGGCTTTACGATCGGCCTGCCAGCGTTTGGCGGTGCTGAGAAAGAGCGGAAAACGTCCGTTTTTCTGGCTTGTAAGGGGTCTAACAATTCCCTTGCATTTCCTCGGACAGATTCGGACGAATGATAACTATTTGTTATCGCATTACTTTTCGTATTTTTTCAAAGGGAGGAACTGCGCGGGAGCGCAGAACTGTAAGCGGCTGGAAGCGTGAGACCGAAGAGGCAGGAGGTATGGACGGAAATGACAAGGGAACGGCTGCGGCAGGTGGAAAGCCTGCTGCTCGAGCTCGAGGAGGAGCGCGAGCGGTTTTCTCGCGAGAAGCGCCACCGCGAACGCATGGAAATTACTTACGGTGTCGGCTGCCTGTTCGGGGAACGGCCGTTCGAGGACGCCCGGGACCGCCTTCGGCGGATCGAGGCGCAGTGCCGGGATGAGCAGGACGAGGTGCGGCAGTGGATCGACGGCGTTTCCGACTCCATGACCCGGCGTGCGCTGCGGCTGCGGTACCTGGACGGGAAGAGCTGGGGCGAGTGCGCCCGGCGGATGGGGTACGCCGATGAGAGCGGACCGAGGAAGCTGGTCGGGAAATTATGGTCGAAATAGCCGTGTCAAAAGGTGTTCCTTTTCGCACGGCAGATTCACGGCGGTTTTTTTATCGGTATGGCGTGCGAAAAGGCTTGTCTTTTGATTTACGGACGTTCCGCGAGACAACAGGACATTTTGAAACGCATTCAGCAGACAGGAGGACAAATATGGAAAAAGTATACGGATATGCGCGGGTCAGCACGCGCGAACAGAATCTCGACCGGCAGATCGCAGCGCTGCGGCATTACATCGCCGATGAGCGCGACATCATCACCGACAAGGAGAGCGGCAAGGACTTCAACCGCCCGGGGTACCAGTATCTGCGCGAGGCGCTTCTGCGGCCGGGCGACACGCTCATCGTCAAGAGCCTCGACCGGCTCGGACGCAACAAGCAGCAGGTAAAACAGGAACTGGAATATTACAAGGCGATGGGTGTGCGCGTGAAGATCATCGACCTGCCGAGCACGATGGCTGACTTTCCAAAAGGTCAGGAGTGGATGGGCGAAATGGTAAACAACATCATGATCGAGGTGCTCGCAACGATCGCAGAGCAGGAGCGCCTGACCATTCGCCAGCGGCAGGCCGAGGGCATCGCCGAGGCGAAAAAGCAGGGACGGCAGCTCGGACGCAAAAAGACAGACCGGCCGGAGGACTGGGATGAAATCACAGGCTTGTGGAAAAGTGGGAGCATAACCGCGGTGCAGGCGATGGACAGGCTCGGACTGAAAAAGAGTACATTTTACCGCATGGTGCGGGAGCAGGAGAGCACGGATTGAACCGTGCTCTTTTTGCGTCTGCCAGAATCCCAAGCGCATGGGCGCGATCTGAGCGCAAGCGGGAGAGTAAATTTTGAGACCGGTGAATGTTTTCCGTTTTTTCCGATTTTTCCGATTATACTGGTATTCAGCAAAGACAAACAAACACGCGCGGGAGGTGATCGGATGCAGCAGCGCGGAAGCAAGTATGACCAGAAATTCAAAGAGGAGGCGCTTGCGCTCGTGGCGAGCGGCGTCTCGATCACAAACGCCGCCTGCCGGCTGCGCATTCCAAAGTCGACGCTCGCGGACTGGGTGCACACCCAGAACGAGGGAGACGAGGACGGCATTGCCGCAAGGCGTGAGATCCGTCGCACGCAGATCAAGCGGTGCAACAAGGTCGTGGACGATGTCGTTCGTTCTCTCGGCCGCAAGGCTGCCGCGACGCTCAGCGAGATGAAAGATCTGGACGAAGGGCTCAGGATCCTGCGGAAGGCCGCATCGGACGGAAGCGTCGCTCTGGATCCGGCTCAGGTCGAGCTGCTCGGCAAGATCATGACGAACTACACCGGCACCACCCTGCGCGAGCTGTCCGGCACGCTCAAGGATGTGATGGAGCGGCAGGAAGCGCTCGAGGCGCATTTGAACGAGGGCGAGAGCGCAGGCGCGCAGATTTCCTTCGTGTCTCCGGATGAGGAGGCGTTCGCGGAATGAAGCAGCTCGTTTTCAAGGAACCATACCCAAAGCAGCGTGATTTCCTGCTCAGCCGCACGCGATACACCGCTTACGGCGGCGCGCGAGGCGGCGGCAAGAGCCACGTTGCACGAATGAAGGCCGAGCTGCTCTGTCTGCGGTACAGCGGCATTCAGGTGCTTTTCATGCGAAGGACATACCCCGAATTGAAAGAGAACCACCTGCTGCCTGCGATGCGGGAGCTGAACGGCGTGGCGAAATACAACGGCACGGACAAGGCTTTCGTCTTTCCCAACGGGGCGCGGCTCAAGTTCGGCTACTGCCGGCATGACAGCGACCTGTCGCAGTATCAGGGCCAGGCTTACGACGTTATTTTCCTCGAGGAGTGCACGCAGTTCCCCGAGAAGGTCTTTACGACCATGACCGAGAGCAACCGCTCGTCCGGCCTGATGGACGAGTTCTTCCCGCCGCGGATGTACTTCACGTGCAACCCCGGCGGCGTGGGGCACGCCTGGTTCAAGCGGCTGTTCATCGACCGTGATTTCGTCAAGAAGGAAAAGCCGGAGAATTATCTCTTTATCCAGGCGAACGTCTACGACAACAAGGCACTGATGCACAACAGCCCGGAATATGTGAACGCACTCGAAAATCTGCCCGAGGACCGCAAGCGCGCGATGCTGTACGGCGACTGGGACGTATTTGAGGGGATGTATTTCCCCGAGTTCCGGCGCGAGACGCATGTTTGCGAGGCATTCCCCATCCCGGACCACTGGACGCGGTACAAGGCACTCGACTACGGCTTTGATATGCTGGCGGTCGGCTGGTTTGCCGTGGACGAGAACGGCACCGCGTATCTGTACAAGGAATACTGCGAGGGTAAGGATTTGGGAGAAGGTCACGATGGACTTATATTATCTGGAGCGCTCGGACGAAACCGAACGGTACGCGACCACCTTTGCACCGCCTGACCTCTGGAACAGGAGACAGGACACCGGACGCAGCGCGGCAGACCGCTTTGCGGAATGCGGTGTGTTTATGGAAAAAGCGAAAAACGACCGCGTGCTCGGCTGGCTCGACCTCAAAGAATATTTGAAGGTACGCAAGGACACCGGCAAGCCGAGTTTAATGATCTTCTCCAACTGCACGCAGACCATCAAGAGCATTCCGATGCTGCTGCACGACGAGAAGCACCCGGACGATGTGGCGAGCGAGCCGCACGAGTACACCCACCCGGCGGATATGCTGCGGTATTTCGTGGCAGGCCGTCCGATTGCGGCCTGCGAACCGAAGGAATTCAGCGAGGATTATGTAAGCACAGAGGAGGAGACCAGAAATGTATTTGGGTATTAGCATTGCGTTTGCCGTTGCCGCCTGCGCGGCGGCGGTCATTCAGGCATGGAAGGCGCACAATCTGCGTCGGACGCTCACGAGCACCGAGGAGCAGCTGCTCGCCTTCGAGAAGTCGGCAAAGTGCATGGAGGCGTCGCTCAAGACCGTCACCGCGGAGAAGGAATTCGCCAGCGTGCGCGCATACAATCTCGACAAGACGCTCCATGACGGCGAGAACGCGGCGTGCACGCTGCGGCGTTCGCTTCAGGAGGCTCGCGCAGAGCTTCAGCTCGAAAAGGATGAGCACGAGCGGGCAACAAAGGAGCTTTCGGCGGCGAAATGCGAGATCGAGACACTGAAAAGCGACCGGCACGCGCTCGAAGATGCGCTCATCCGCGAGAAGGAGACCTCTGAGCGCTGGAAAAGCGAGCACGACAAGGAGTATTACGCGCGGCTGACCACCGAGGGCCGCGTATCGCGCGAGATCTCCAACATCCTCAACTACTCCGGCTCGGGACGCGGTCAGGAGGATCTGTATGCTGACGAATACTGAGACGATCACAGCCGCGCGCGTGCGTGCGGAATACGACAGAGGCGTGCAGTTCAACAACGGTCTGAACCTCTATGAGGACGTCAAGCTGTGCGAGAACTTCGTCGAGGGCCGGCAGTGGGAGGGCCTGAAGACCAAGACTCTGCGGCCGATCACGATGAACGTACTCGACCCTATCGTACATTACAAGGTCGCGCAGATCGTTTCGAACGACGTCGACCAGGACATTGAGCCGTTCCTGCCGGACGAGCAGGCGGAGTACGCCGCGAAGATCCTCGAGCAGTCCATTGACCGCGTTGTCGAGCGGACAAAGCTCAAGAGCATGCACCACTCCATCCTGCGCGACGCCTGCGTAGACGGAGACGCGGCACTGTATTTCTACTTTGACGGAAGCAAAAACTCCGGCCTCGGCGGCGTGCAGGGCGAAATCCGCGCCGAGCAGGTGATGAACACCAACATTTTGTTTGGTAATTCATCGAACTCGTCCCTTCAGGAGCAGCCGTATATCATCGTTGTCCGCCGCAGACCCGTGGCCGAGATCCGACGCGACGCGAAACGGCTCGGCTGCAAGGACTGGGAGCGCATCGAGGGCGACTCGGACGGCCTGTACAAGGGTGACGACGAGCAGAGCGAGAACGACACGCTCGGCACTGAGCTTGTGCGCTTCTGGAAGAGCGAGGACGGGTGCGTCCACTACTGCCGCAGCTGCGGCGATGTGCTCATCGAGCCGGACGTTGCAACCAAAATGTCACTGTATCCGGTGGCATACATGAGCTGGAAGCCGCGCAAGAACTGCTATCACGGCGTGATGGAGATCAAACCGCTCATCAACACGCAGATCGAAATCAACAAGCTGTGGACGGCTATCGCTTTGCAGCTCATCAACACGGCAATGCCGAAACTTGTGTACAACCGTTCGAAATTCCCGAATGGCTGGGACCCGGACGCGCCCTACATCGGCGTGACGGGCGACGTCAAGGAGGCGCTGACGGCGGTCGCCGGTTCGATGCCGCTGCCGACAGAGGCAACCGGCATTATGAGCAACATGACTGACGCGCTCAAGAACTGCGCGGGCGCAAACGACGCTGCGCTCGGCAACGTCAAGAACCCGGAGAACAGCTCGGCTATCGTTGCGGTGCAGACCGCGAACGCCGCGCCGCTCGCACTGACCAAGATCGCGTATTACCAGTTCGTCGAGGACTACGAGCGGGTGCTCATCGACATGATGCACGCCTACTACGGCGTGCGGCAGGTCAAGATCACCGACGAGGTCCCGACAGGCGAGGACGGGCATACCGAGAAGCAGACGAGGGTCGAGATGTACGACTTCGGCACGCTCCCGGTCGAGGCGCTCGACCTCAACATCCATATCGGCGAGGCGAGCTACTGGAGCCGCATTTTGCAGATCTCGACGCTCAACAACTTGCAGACGGCGGGTGTTATGCCGTCCAATGCGGATTTTTTGGCGCGGATGCCCGAGGGCTCCATCAGGGATCAGGAGGAGCTTGTCGAGGCGGCGAAGAGGATGCAGCAGCAGCAAAGCATGCAGCAGCTTATGAATAATGGAGGAATGTAAACATGGAAAAGACAGTTGAAACCAAGGCGGAACGTTTTATCCGCGTGGCAGAGCCGCGCGTAGGACGAGCGTGCAAGGCGATCAGCCTGATCGGCAACTTCGCAACCGGCGACTACGAGTATACCGAACAGCAGGTAGACGCGATGTTCGGCGCGATGCAGGAGGCGCTGAACACCGCGAAGGCGAAGTTCTGCAAGGGCAAGGAACAGAAGTTCCGTTTTGGGGTGAGATGACATGAAAAAGCTCTTTATTTCTCAGCCGATGAAGGACAAGACCAACGATGAGATTGAACGCGCGCGTGAGCGTGCTATCCGCGAAGCGACTGAATATCTCGGTGAACCGGTCGAAGTTATCGACTCTTTCTTCAAGAACGCGCCGCATGACGCAAAGCCGCTCTGGTTTATTGCTGAGTCTATCCGGCTTTTGGCAGATGCGGATCTCGTTTATTTCGCCAAGGGTTGGAAGGACGCGCGCGGCTGTATGATCGAGCGCGAATGTGCTGTGCAGTACGGTGTTCCGATTCTCGAACCTGACTATTGATTTTTTCTGTTCCGGCGCTCGGACGGGTGGTTTGAGATGCCGCCCGGCAGCCTCTTCCTGGGCTGGGTTTACATTTCCTTTCAGTTTTCTTTGGCGGACATTCCCTCCCGGACATTCCCTCCCGTCCGGGCGTCCGTCCGAGCGCCGGAACCGCGTTTTTTCTTCTATTCAGGACCGTGACGGGCGTTACCGCCCGATGACCTTCGGGGATACAGGCGGATGAGCGAGTTCCTCCTATTTCTTTTTCTCGCCCGTCCGTCAGGGTCCTGAAACAACCATTTTTTCTTTCCTGCCCTGCGGCGGGCGGCGGCTCTCGCCATATCGGCCGCGCGCCCGGACCACACACTCTCTTTTTGTGAGCGAGATATCAGGGCGTACCGCCTGCGGAACGGCGGTGCGTCCGCCGCAGGGCAGGGAAAACAAACAACACTACGCCGCAAACGCCTGCGGGCGATTGCAATAGAAAGGATTTGCTCTATGAGTTTGGAAACCAGAAACATCATGGACGGAAGCGAGCTTCGCGAGGGTATCGGTTTGCAGTATTTTGCCGGGGACGGCAATTCATCCGAGACCGGCGCGGACATGGACG